TACATTCTTAGATTGTGTTAATGGTGTTTTACGTAGACTTCGTCAAACAGAAGCTACTTCAGTAACTGACACTGACTATGTTAAGTTAGTTAGTGACTTTGTTAACGAAGCTAAACGTGAAGTAGAGGATGCTTGGAACTGGTCTGTACTACGCACCACAAAGACAATCTCTACTGCTAACGGTACACAAAACTATGAGATTCCTGGTACAAATCCTAGATCTCGTCTTCTAAGTATTTATATTCCTTCTCTCAAAAGAGACTTAGTTCAGGCTACACAGTATCAGATGCACGAATGGACTAATCTTCAGGGAACAACTACTGGAGATCCACAATACTTCTCTGTTGGTAACAGTACAGCAGCTACAGGTGTATTAACAATTGATCTATGGCCTGTACCAACATCAGTACTGACTGTTAAAGTAGACTGTGTTGTTCCTCAAGCAGATTTGTCAGCAGGCACTGATGTTGTCTATGTACCGTCAGAGTTAGTTATTCAAGGTGCTTATCTACGTGCTATCAATGAACGTGGTGAAGATGGTGGTCGTTTAAGTGAGCAACAAGCTGATCTTTATCGTAAAGCAGTAGCATCGTATATATCTATTGAAGCAGAAAGATACGGTGATGAAACTACTTGGGAGTGGACATAATGGCTGCACAGTTGCTGTCTACAAGTATTGTAGCTCCTGGCTTTGCAGGGCTTAATACTCAGGATGCTTCTGTAGCTCTTCCAAAAGAGTTTGCATTAACAGCAGAGAATGCTGTTATTGATCAGTATGGTCGTATTGCTGCTAGAGCTGGTTGGAGTAACGTCAATACCTCTGCTGGATACAATAACACAGAGCCAACACTATTACATGAAGTAGTTAAGAAAGCAGGTACAACAGAGATCATCAGCATTGGTAACAACCGTATCTATAGTGGTACAACAACCTTAACTGAGAAATATGATGGATCCGCTACTTGGACTGCACAGAACTGGAAAGCTGTTAGCTTCAATGATCACACCTACTTCTTTCAACGAGCACATAATCCGATCTTATATGATCATGCCGCTAATACTTGGGGATTGGTTTCGGCGCATGGTGGCTATTCAGGAACAGTACAGCTCGGTAACGAAGTCTTAGCCGCTTATGGTCGTTTATGGGTAGCTGACACAACCACAGACAAGACAACTGTGTGGTGGTCAGATACTTTGTCAGGTGTTAAATGGTCTGGTGGTGCTAGTGGCTCTGTAAGCATTGAAACTGTACTTACTAACGGGACTGACAGCATTGTAGCCTTAGCAGGCTTTAATGGCTACTTAGTTATCTTTTGTAAGAAAACAATCATCATCTATTCTGGTGCTGACGTAGATCCTGCTAATGATCTAAAGTTAGTTGAAGTCATTGATGGTGTTGGTTGCATCGCTAGAGACTCAGTACAGGATGTTGGAGCAGATCTGTTCTTCTTATCTGACACTGGTGTTCGTAGCCTTGGACGTATCATCCAAGAGAAGTCACCACCCTTGTTCGATGTATCAAAGAATGTCAGAAACCTTCTTATCAACGATGTTCAGATTAACAATGATAATGAAGCAATCAAATCAGTATACGATGAAAAGAATGCTTTTTATCTTCTGAGTTTAACTTCTCGTGGTATTACTTATTGCTTTGATTTAAAGACTAAGTTACAAGATGGTTCGTGTAAAACAACTACATGGACTTTATACCCTAAAGCCTTTGTATCCACTAAGGATAGAAAGTTATACATAAGCAGAACAGGTTACATTGGTGAATACGGAGCAGCTTATTCGGATAATGGTAGTACTATACGGTTTGTGTACTATACTTCTTATATTGACGTTGGTAATGCTTCTGTACTAAAGATATTAAAGAAGTTAAGTATGTTAGTTGTTGGTGGTTTAAGCACTACAGTTTTTCTTAAATGGGGTACTGACTATACCACAAATTATCAAATAACTGAACTAAGTGCTATTCCAAGTACAAGTCAATCTGAATACAACATAGCTCAATACAATATTAATGAATACTTTAGTACAAACACAGCAATCAATAGACTTACAGCACAGCTTAGTAATACAGGTCAGGTGTTTCAAGTAGGTATTGAAGCTAACATTGTATCAGACCCGTTATCGATTCAACAAATCGACATATTCTTTAAGACAGGACGAACTGTTTAAGTAAGGTTAACTATGGCAACCACTTTTAATCTGTCACCTCAAGAGAAGCAAGGCGTTATTGACTTTATTGTCGCTAATCTTAATGACCCAGAAACAATAAGGAAAGCTGCTGCTGCTTATGGAGCTACAGCACAAGACTTAGCTACTGTTACTGGATTACCTGTAGAGCAAGTACGGCAATACTTCTTGAATGCTGGTGTACCGATGGGTACATTGCTTACTGGTGATGTACAACGTACCATTGGGACTGAAGGTAATATCCGTCAGTTAGATAAAGGTGAAGATATCACCGTTGAGAAAGCTATCGGACGACAGGGGAATAAGATCGTTGTACAGCGTTACGATGCTTATGGTACACCTACAACAACAAGGCTTGCTGATCCTAATACTTCTGAAGGTAAAGGATGGCTACAAGCATTAGGAATTGTTGGTGGTGCTATTGGACTAAGTAGTCTTCCTGAAATTAGTTCTTTGTTTGGTGGTGCTGAAGCTGCTACCGCTGCTGGTGCTGCAGAAGCTGCTGCCGCTGCCGGTGGTGCAACTATTCCAGAGGTTGCTGGAACATTAGCAAGCACTGCTGCACCTGCGTCACTTGCTGCAACTGCTTCAGGATTACCAGCATCTTCACTAGCAGCTTTAGAGGCTATAGGTACAACAGCTTTACCTGAAATTATTAGTAGTACTGGAGCACTGTTACCAGCAGCTGCCGGTGCTGGTGGTTTACTAAGTAATATCCCTTCCTCTGTTCTTAGTACAGCAGCAAGTACTGTAGCTAACGCATTAGGTGGTTCTTCCGCTGGTAACTTACTAGGTAATCTTGTTGGATCTGGTGCTAACCTAGCTATGGTGCAGGATGCAGCAGATAAACTACGTGAACAAGGTAAGATTAGTCAACAAGAATACAATACGTTATCTACTAACCTATTCAACGTATATCGTGATGTTGGTCAAGGTGCTGGACAGGCATTAGGAAACATCGCTGAACGTGCTTCAAACATGGTTGGTCAGTTTACACCTTATGGTGTATCCACTAACTTAGTTAATACTCAAGTTAATCCTCAGACAGGACAACTAGAGAGTAATGTTAGTCCTGTAGCACAAATGCTGATGGCTCCTCTAGGTAGAGCAGCTATACAGTCTGCACAGGCTGCTGAAATGACTGATGTTGATCAGTTATCAAGAGATTACTACAACAAGTTAGCAGCATTGTCTGCCCCTGGTATCGAACAACAACGCCTAGCTACAGAGGCTAGAATGCGAGCACAAGGTAGGCTTGGTCTTCTTAGCAGTACGATTGATCCTGCTACAGGTAAGCCAATCACTACCTCAGCACCTGAGTTACTTGCTCAGGAACAAGCTATAGCTAGACAACAACTTGAAAGAGAGTTACAATCTAGACAGGCTGCTTTAGGTGAACGTGGTACGCTACTTAGCCAATCACAGCAAGCCTTTGCACCACTACAGCAGGTAAGTCAACAAGCACTACAGCAAGCACAGTTGTCTGGTCAACTAGGTCAGTTAGCACAGGCTGGTAGAACTGCTCAAACACAGGCTTATCTACAACCAGCAATGGCAGGTATTACACAACCATTGAGCTTGTTTGCTCAGGGATTACCACAGGTAGCTACAACACAAAGACTTGGCGTAGCGTCTAATTTAGCTGCACAGCAACAAGCCTTAGATGCTCTTGCTGTAGGTAGGTCCAACGTAGCTAATCAGGTATTGGGCCAGAATGGTGTTAACTTAGGTAACTTACTAAGTAGTGGTATTAACTATTTCGCTAATCCTAACGCTGCTGGTAATGTTAACAGTATCGGTTTTGGTACTGGTATGGGTTACGGTAATGAAGATATTGGGTTGTTTATCTAAGGAATCACAATGGCTCAAGAACAAATGACTAGTTTGTTTGGTCCAACACCACAGGATCTATTACGTCAACAGCAACAAGCTGACCAAGAGTTAGCAATGCGTCAGGCACAGCTTGGTCCTGGTCAAGGTTTGATGTATCAAGCTGCCAGTGCAGGACAACGCGCTGGTAGAAACATTGCTGGATTGTTCGGTGTTGAAGACCCTAGACTTAAAGAAGCATCTGCTATGCAGGAGCTGAAAACTGCTATCAATACTCAGTGGGATGGTACAGACCCTGTAGAAGCCTACAAGATCATGGCTAAAGAGGCTGCTAGGTTAGGACTGACACAGCAGTCTTTAGCAGCTGCTATGCAGGTTAAACAGGCTGAAGAGGCTAAGACTAAGACAGGTTTAGAGATAAGGGTTAAAGAAGCACAGATTGGTAAGTATGTTGCTGATAAAAAAGCATCAGAAGCTAGAGCAGAAGCAGCAGGTAAGCCAAAGACACCAGAGTTTGTTCAATTACAGAATGAACTTAGCACTCTTGAGACAAGGTTACAAAGTGCTACTGATGAGGCAGAAGCAGACGCTCTCCTTAAAAGAATAGACACACTAAAGAAAAAGATTGACAAAGAAAGTTCATTTGCACCTCCAGCACCTAAACAACCTGAGTCATTTGGTGTAGATAGGGAAGCTATTTCAAGAGATATGTACGGTAAACGCTTTGGTGATTTAACACAACAAGAACAACAAGCTGTTAACAAAAGAGTTTTAGATGAGTCTAAGATGAGGCAGTCAAATACTAACATAAATCTAAGTACACCTGAAAATGCGGCTTTGATTGGTAGATTTGAAACATCAACAAAACAAATTACTGACAGAGTATCCGCTATTGATAGCTCTCTTACATTGATTAATAAAGGAACTCCGTTCAGTGAGGCTGCTTTACGTCAAGAAATTAGTTCTATCTTCGGTGATGCTAACAAAGCTAAGACTGAGATCGAAGCATTAGCTAACACAGGCTCACTTGATCAACGTATTGCTAACAGAATCACGCAGTTTATCAATGGTAAAGATACAAAGGTTACCAACGAAGACAGAAGAGCTGTGTTGTTAGCTCTTCGAGAAAAAGAAAAAGCGCAGTACGAACGCAGAAGAACTCCTTATGTAAATGCTGCAAAAGCATCTAACGTAAATGCTACAGAGATATTTCCTAACTTTGATGCAGCCTTTGGTACAGTTCCTGGCGTTGCTCCTAGTGGGACAATAACAGGTACAACCTCAACTGGTACAGAATATCGAGTAGTTAAAAGGGGTAACTAATGGCTACTGAGTTTGAATACACAATTAGAGGTCAGCAGGTAATAACTAAAAAACAATTAACCGATGCTGAGATTGACGAGATTGCTGCTTCTTTGCCTAAAACTGGTGGAATAACTCCTAAAGAACTATCTAGAGTATTTCAGCGTAATCGTCCGCAGGATACAGGAGCATCTACAACTGATTATCTAGCTGATGTAACTAAGAGAGCAGTGGCTAACGTTGTTCCACAGGTTATGAGAGCTGTCGGTGGTATGGAAGCTTCTATGCAAATGCCTTCTACACAGCCTTCTCTAACGCAACAGATAGAACAGCAGTTTATTAAACCTGTACAGCAACGATCACAGCAAGCACTAGGTTATCAACAGACACCTCCACCAGATAGCCTAAGCAGGTTGGTTGGTGCTGGTATTGAATCTTCATTAGATCCTGTTAGTATAGTTTCTGGTCCTGGGGGTATTGTTCGTAGAGTATTAGGTGGCTTTGTTCCTGGGGTTACCGCTGAGTTTGGTGGTCAAGTTGGTCAAAATGTAGCTGGTGATGAAGGACAAGTTATTGGTGCTTTAGTTGGTGGTATAAGTGGTGGTGTTGCTCAAGGAACTATACCAAGGACTGCAGCAATGGCTGGACAGGCAAAACCACTGATACAACGTATGCGTGGTACTGTTCCTGAAGAAGAGGTTCTACGTCAAGCTGACAACACTGTAACTTCTATCTTCCAAGCAGCAGCACAGGCAGATCCTAAGTTTGCTGAAGCATTGGCTAAGTCACAGCAGATCAGTGCTACGACAGGTGTTCAACTACCTGCATCAGCAATGCTTAATAATAATCCTGTACTAGGTGATTTGATTAGAAACTTATCAAGTAGAGATCCTGCTTTCCGTAATCTGTATGGTTCACAGTTTGAACAAGCAATGGATGCTTTGTCAGGAAGAGCTACCAGATTGTTCGGTGATCCTACACAGGCTAATACAATACTACGTAATGCACTAGCTGATATTCCTTTAGATAAAGCACAGCAACGTAAATTAAGAGGTATTGATACTCAGATAGCTAAAGCATCTCAAATAGGTGTCGAAGATCAGCAGACTATAGGACAACGAGTAGCTAACTTAGTTGCTGCTAAAGAAGAAGCGGCTAAGAAGTCTGTAACTCCTTTATACAACAAAGCATTCGATTTTGCTAATGAAAACAATATTAATCTTCCTGCAGCTGGTGTAGAGGATATTTATCAGTTTGTTACTGACACAAAAGTAGCTGATAAATTCTTCCCGTTCCAGCGTATATGGAACGATGTATCAACTAAGTTTAAACCAACAGTAACACAACCAAGTGCTCTTGTTGATGAGTTCGGTCGTCCGTTATCTGAAGGTGGTGAGCAGGTCTTTAAAGCAGCAACGATTGAGGATCTAGATTCGCTTAAGAGAGAAATCAATCGTCAGCTTAGAATAACTAAAGATGACAATGCAGTACGTTTACTATCTGAACTGAAGACGAAGGTTGATGGTGTTATCAACACACTTCCTGAAGGTTTTGTAACACAGTATAGGGCTGCTGATGCTGCTTATCTAAACCGTGTTGGCTTACCTTTTGGTGAAGAAGCACTTAGGCAGGTAGATAGAGCTAAGTTTGATGAATCTATTGTGCCTGTACTAACAAAGAACAAGTCTGCTTTGTCTCAGTTTATGGACGTTACTGGCGAACAAGGTGCTGACTTAGCAATGAAGGCTTTCTTGTTTGATAAAGCAGCAGTGAGAAACGGTATTATAGATGTAAACGCTGCTAGGAAGTGGTTGAAATCAAACTCATCAGAATTAGCTCTATTGGGTGATAAAGCTGATGTTATCCGTAAAGCAGTTACTGATGTTACTGAACTGAATGCACAAAAGGTAAGAATCAATAATGCCTTCACAGAGGCTAGGAAAGGTAATCTACTTCAATTAGAAGGTAAGACTGCTCAGGACATCGTCAACAATCTGTACAGTAACCCAACTAATGTAGATCGTTTCTTACGTACTCATGGTAGTAACATCGATACCTTGAATGCTGTTAGATCTTTTATGTTAGATGATATTCTGTCAGCACAAAACCCTGTAGAGGCTCTAGCAGATCGAACACGTAAGGCTACTTACGATAAAGTCTTTGGTCCTACTTACGCTAAGAATGTAGAGAATCTTGCTGAAGCTGCTCGTAGATTGTCAGTAAACCCTGCTGATGTTAAGTTTAATGTAAAAGAAGTACCAACAACGCCTATTGAGCAATTAGTTGGTGTTCCTCCAGAAGAGATAATCTCTAAGTTAAGAAACCCTATAGCAAGTACTACATGGGCTGTGTCATCTATCTTGTCTAAGTTCTGGGCAAAGCAGACAGCAGCAGCAACTGATGAGAAGCTAAAGAGTTTATTGTTAGACCCTAAATCAACTAGGATATTGTCAGAGGCTCTAACACCTAAAGCTGATGGTACGTTGGATCTTACAGCGGCTAAAAAGCTCGTAGATTTAGGTAAGAAAGCAGGTATTGATTGGACTACGATGGTTATCGATGATGCTGCTAGAGGTGCTGCTAGAGCTATTCCAGCTGTCCAGGCTGGTATGCCGGAGGAGATGCAGTAATGTTTGAACTCATTGGTGCTCTTATCGGCGGTGTATTCAGGTTAGCCCCTGAAGTACTGAAGATCTTAGATCGTAAGTTTGAAAGAGAACATGAGCTAAAGAAGTTAGACGTTGAAGTCTCTATTGCTAAGATGCAAGCAGAGTTTGCTCTACAGCAAGGACATCAGCGTCTACAAGAGCATGAATTAGATGCTATCGGTGAAGCAT